TTGGCAGCAGCTAGGGTAACGGCTTTGGCGCATAAGGCACGAGTTTTGCCAGCACCATAACCAGCCGAGATACCAAGAATCTGCGTGGAGTTATCGGCAACGAAGGAAAGCTGCCCTGGATGCAGATCAGCGTGGATTTGTTGCAGCGTGTTATCTAGATCGAAGTGTTGAGTGCGATCTAAGACTTGAACCTGCAGTTCAGCGAGTCTGGCAAAGACGGCGCTAGTCTTCCGCATCTACCAACTCCTGGCCGGTTTTTGCTTGAATACGTAACAGGATGGTGCGTTCTTGCTCTGGGGTGAGATTGGCTTCGGAAATAGCGGATACAGCAGCTTCTACACCTTCGGCGCGAGCACGAGTTACGGCAGCATTATCGGAGTATTGACGACGGTAAGCGGGGGAGTGCGTGAGCATCCATTGAGCGGATTTGCTGTCACCATCTTGAGCGCAGTTGGTGATAATGTTTATATATTTGTGAGCACCTTTAGCGCGACCCTCATTAAGAGCAGCTAAAAGAGATAGTTCATTTTCGGTAGGATTGTCGCCTTTTGCGTTAGAAACCCAGTTTTTTAATGAAGCGTAGCTTACACCAACAGCGGGTGCAATATGTTCTAAAGCTGCGCCATATTCCGCGAGGACGCGCACTTTTTCAATGACATCAGCATTGAGTTTGTAGTGGCGGCGTCGTGGTTTCATAGGAATTGTAGGATTTACGTAGGCAGGCTTCCCTTAGTCTGGGGCGCTTTTCTTCGATGAGGTGCATACTGCTTACATGAGTGCAAGCCGTTACACCGTTTAGGGAGAGGCAAACGCGGTACATGTCATCTGGGAGATGTTTGTACCAGAACTGCTCCATAATGGGAGTTTAGGGTTTGCTTAAGTTTAGTGTAGCGCTCCGACGGACGTTCGGGGTTGCATAAAGCGGAGTGGAGTGCAGTGTAGTAATCGTCGTAGGTTGCGAGGATGTCGCGGATGGTGTCGTTTGAAGGATAGAGATCAGAGTGTAGCGTCATGCTGCGGCAAGGGTAGAGATTGCAATAGCTGCGACGTGTTCAGCTTGTTGACGTGTAAGGGTGCCGTTTGTGCGTTGACGAATAGCTGTGGTGAGAGAGTGTAAAGCGTTAGCACTAAGACCAGTAGCGTGCAGGTTACGGCGAATGATGTCCGCACGGGTTGTTTTGTTTTCTGAGGCTAGGTTATCAAGAAATTGTAGATCAGATTCTTCTAGGCGAAGTTTGATTTCACGCATGATGCAGATTCAATTGCCGCCTGAATGCGACAGAGATCGTTGTTAAAACATGCTAACAGATCAGCGGGAAGCGGCAACTGATCTTCGATAGCGTTATCGAAAATAGCACGCGCCTGGGCTTTGGCTAAGTCGAGCGTGTCGGACAGGGATTGAACGACAGGTTCTTGACGGATGGTGAGGGGTTGCATGGGGTGTAACGGGGTGGATGCCTAGAAACCGTAGAACGGATCGCCTGAATTGTCCAGTTGCTCTGCAGGCTCTGTAAGCGCCTCTGGTGGGCTTTCGCCTGATTCTGACGGTGCTGATGCCTGAGGCTGGTTAAACGGGCTTGTAGCGGCTCTCAGGTCCATTTCCCAGCGCATGTTGCGGATCAAGAGCATCGGGTTGCCAACTTTTTCAATCGTGATCGCGTGCGGGTTGGTGGCATCACGAATCAACCACCCGGATTCCCAAGAGCCATCAGGTAAAAGCCGCTGGACAGGGGAAGCAGGTCTTGGGGGTGTTTTACCCCCTCTCTCAAAAGCGGGTGATAAAGGTGATAAAGGTGAGAAACCCTCTGATTCGTTCGAGGGTGCTAAACCCCCTCTCTCCAAACCAGGTTTTAAAGGTGAGAAAGGTGAGAAACTCGTTTTTTCGTGTGTATAGGGGGGGGTTTCGCACGTTTCGCACGTTTCGCACCCGGTTTCCAGAGAGGGTGCTAAAGGTCTGTACAGGGTCGATGGGCGACCGCCATCACCACCAGGATCGGTCTTGCCGCATTCACCGATTAAGCCCTTAGCCACGAGCTGACGGAGGTAACGCGTCACCTTGTTGCTTGTGAGGTTGAACTGCCTTGCCAGCTCCGTAGCGGCCACAGGAAACTGCCCTAGCTCCCATCGGGTTTGCATGTAGTCATAGAAATCCGCCTGACGCCCTGAAAGCTCGTCTGAGAGGCTCTGAAGGCGCTCTGCTGCTTCGACGGCAGCACCATCCCCATGAGATACCCAACCGCCGTCTGTGCGCTCTATGAGCAGGTTTAGGGGGTTTCCTGACCTGCCTTGGGTTTTGAGCGTAACGCGACGATCGCGTGGGTCATCGGAACGCATAAACGCCATATGCACCAACTGCGACGGGATAGCCGTTAATGCGGTCGTTCCGCGTGATCTACTGACTACATCGGATCCTGTACCCTTGTTGGCATGATGAACAACACAACAGGTTGCATGATATTTAGACGTTGTGACCAGCAATGCAGCTAAGGCATTGGCATATGTTGAACCTGAATCTTCATAACCCAATGGGCTAACGCAGGCATGATAACTATCAACAATAACCAAGCAATTTTCATGCTTTTCCATCTCAAGACCAAGAATTTCTAATCCCTTGTCGTTGAAATGCAGGGGGTCAGCAGCAGTCCAAATTTTCTTAATTGGTTCAAGAATTGTGCCATCAGATCCGATAAGATTGACAGCTTTTAACATAGTCGCCCAATCTGCTTCGCCCTGGTCAGTGCCAACAATAATGACAGAAGGACAATCGTTTTCAAATTCACGATTCAAAAATGATGGCTCATTTTGATACCATTTGCTAACCATTTCCAGCAGTAAAGCGGTCTTGCCAACCTTTGGTTGAGCGACCAGTAGGTTCATGCGGTTTTGCATGATAATTCCATCCCATGCCCATGGGATAGGCGTTAAGTCGAGTTTGTCTCCAGTTTTCTTGCCAACACCTTCAGGTGCGATTAAGGCATAGGCTTCAGCAAGAAAAGCACGGAGATCAGAATCTCGTACGTCTAATTCGATGTCAAAATGCGCTGCCGCATTACGCATCAAAGGAAGCCAGTCGGCTTCTGGTTCGTTGGAAACGACTTCTGCGGCTCGATTTTTCAGCTTCGTTAGAGCTGCCTGAAATGGTGATTCGCTTGAGTTCTGCGGTGTAGAAACCGTTTTTGGCTTTTGCGGGGGAGTAGTAGATGTCATCCGAAAAGTGACCGAGATCGTGAAGTGTCCTGAAAGCTTCCAGTTCTGAGCTTGATTGAAATGGCTTTACCTTCTCCCAAGCGTCAAAGGCTTTGTCGCTGCGGTGCTTTTGCAATTGGGTGTAATGACCTTGAATCGCTAAAACAGGATCAAACTCTGTTGACAAGCTGTACGGTACCCAGCGAAGAAGCTCGTAAGCGCGGCGTTCTTTGTCATCAGCCATCTTTTTGATTTTCAAGTTTTTTTACAGCTACCATGCCTTGCTGCAAAAGGTAATTCACCCAAGCGGTGCGACTCATGGCAGGCGGTTTGGATGCGTCAACGGCAGAAAGGACAACGCCATCGATGAAAACTTTGGTTCCGGTTTCGGTGGTGGGCATGGGGCAATGCGTAGACAGGTGCCAGTATGGGTCCATTTTGGCACCATTGCAAGCGATTGGCAGAATGGGAACCCAGCAGCAGCACGGTGATACAGCTATCCGTTAACGGCCTAGAACCAGCACCCCAAGGCAGTAAGCGCCACGTCGGTGGTGGCAGGATGATCGAGTCCAGTAAGCGCGTGAAGCCTTGGCGTGCAGCGGTAGCAGCAGAGGCAGAGCTAGCGGGTGAGCAGATCGCTGGTGCGTGCGCCATCAGCATCGTGTTTCGGTTCTGCCGCCCTAAAGGTCATTTCAAGACCAGTGGTGATCTGCGCGACACTGCGCCACGGCATTGCATCGTGAAGCGGAATGACATCGACAAGTGCATCAGGTCAACGCTGGATGGGCTGGTGCAAGGCGGGTTGTTAGTGGACGACTGCCTTGTGGTCACGATCAACGCGGAGAAACGGTACTGCGTTGGGGCTGAACCGCCTGGTGCGCTGATCGACGTGATGGCATTGGGTTGACGCACGGCTAAGCAGGGTGTACGATGGAGGCACGCCACAAGCCAGATGTGCCCTCGGGCAGGCGCTGGATTCTCCGCTCAGGACACGAGATGAGGTTCGGAACAGATCACACGACGAACTGAAACAACGAGATCAACATGGCCTGACTAAGCCTGCATCGCCGGTTGGCCCGGCACACACCACCCCACAAACCATGATCACCGTCATCCTTAAGCCGCGCCCTGTACTGCCAGGCGAAACGCTGCCGCCTGCACCACCGAGCTACAAGAAACCTAGCCCGCAACTCCCGCCAATCAAATGAAACTCCCAACAGATCAAGAACTAGGCCACCGTATTGAATCCATCGTTCGCACCATTGCTGCTATTGCTGCTTTCGTTTACACCACGGGGCTCACCTGCGGACAAGTTATCCATTGGTTATCAGCCAACCTCACGCAATTGCACACCCATCTCCTAAAGCCCAATGACGCCAAAGCCGGGCATGTTGACACGCATCCTGTTGTTCTTACTCCCGACTTTGACAATCGCGTCAATCTTAGACGCACATGTACGACCAACCCTAAAGGTTTTGCCGCATGAACAAGAAAAGATTCTATTTTGCCATTCCCGAGGCGAATGTATTTGAATGCGTCTGGGCTTTTAGCTTTACAGAGGCCAAACAACTTGTAGCAGCAGAATGGCTCCCATTTTGGAACAAAATTGAATGGATCAACCAATGACGCAAAAATTCAAACCAATGGATTTTGTTTATGTCCGTAACTGGCCATTGAACGAGCACGTCGAAGTTTTGCAGCGCATTGATGTCATGACGCCATTGCCGCATTACATCGTACGGACAAAACACGGCGCCAAGTATCAGATCAGTCAACTTGAGCTATCAAAGCACAAGATTGAACAATGTTAAGGACTCGCGCCGCTGCCACCCCTGGTCAACGGCGCTATCCCACCTGACTGTATCGACAACGCCCTTACCCGTGGTACACTGTGCTCAGTTCCGTTGAACTCCACCCCATGATTACTACCACCCTCAACAAGGTTCAGGAGCACCACACGCTTCTTACTGCCCGTCGTTTTGGCGGCACCTTCATTAGCACCATTGCTCAGGCTGGAATCTTTGCTGATCCAGAAAACCGCAAGCGTGTTTTTGCTGCATTCCCAGAACTGGTTTATCAGTACGGACCTTCCAGTCATTTCTATTCTGAAGATCAGTGAACAACGACGAATATCATGCTGACCCAGCCGTCAGCGCGTCGCATCTTCATGCTGTCGCAAAATCACCAGCGCACTACTACGCTCGTTACATCGATCCCAATCGCAAGCCGACCATTCCCACTGCGGCAATGAAACTCGGCACTCTTGTACACACTGCTGTACTAGAGCCTGACGAGGTTTACAACCGCTACGCAGTTTGCCCACCACGCAACACCAAAGCTGGCAAGGAAGCTGCAGCAGAGATGGCAGCCAATGGCATCGAAGCCGTTACCCAATCCGATTGGGATATGGCACGGGATATGTGTGAGGCTGTCTACGCCCATCCGATCGCAGCAGAACTGCTATCAGAAGGTGCGCCAGAGCAATCGATTTGGTGGACAGACCCAACCACCAAACAACGCTGCAAATGCCGTCCTGATTGGCTCAAAGGCGATGGTACCATCATTGACCTTAAGACCACGCAGGATGCCAGCGCTAACACCTTTGCCAAGTCTGTAGCCAACTTCCGTTACCACGTTCAACAAGCCCATTATCAAAATGGTACAGGCGCTGAGCGATTCATCTTCATCGCAGTTGAAAAGTTTCCGCCCTACGGTGTTGGGATTTATGAACTCGACGCTGAAGCGGTTGCGGAAGGTAGTAGGCTAGCTGCTCGTGATCTAAGGCGCATTGCGACCTGCCATCAAATCAATGAATGGCCAGGTTACAGCCCAGCAATCACGCCATTATCTTTGCCAACTTGGGCATACAACGGCGACATCATTTTACCCGAGGATTTTTGATGACTTTTCCGAATCTTGCTGGCATCATCAAGAAAGATGATGTCTACAAAAAAGGCACCGGCAGTTTTACAGCAAGTTACGTTGCATGGGCCAGAATCGCACAGTTGCTGCACGAACATGCGCCAGGAGTTGATTTCCACCTTGAGCCGACGCCTGATGGCCAAATCGTGCATAAAGCGCCTGATGGCACTGGCTATGTTCTGTGCTATTTCACCAACGCTGAAGGGAAGCAAACCAGTCTCTTCCCTTTTCCGTGCATGGACCACCGGAACAACGCGATCCCGTTTGACAAGATCTCAGCGCGGGTCTTAACTGATACGCATCGCCGTGGTCTTTGCGCTGCAGCAGCATTTCACTTTAGCCTCGGCTCTGAGCTTTGGGCTAAACAGGAGCTTGAAGATGCAGGCGTTGCAACGGATGTCGAGCAACCCAAGCCGCAATATAAAAAAGATTCTGTTACAACAAAACCTGCCACCGTGCAGTCTGCATTGCAATCTCAAACGGCCAAGGCAGGCGCTAAAGCGATCTCTCAAGCCAAGACGCTAGAGGCCATCAGCCAGCTAACTGAACGCCTGACAGCGCGTTACGAAGCCGGTGACATTACCGATGCAGAGCACAAAGAGCTACTGCAAATGCTTATTAACAAGGAGGACACCGTGAAATGATGCACGATGACACGCAAGCGTATCTGACAACAGAACAGCTTGCTAAACGCTACGGATTAAAGCCTGCCACCATCAAAGGGTGGCGCATCAGAAAACAAGGTCCGACGTGGTATCAAGTACCACGCATCGGACTTAGCCGAAGACAAGCACGGACGCGATATCGACTCGCAGATGTGCTCGCCTGGGAGCAATCCACTAACATCACCCCCATCAACTGATCATGACCGAACTGAACGCATCTTTTAGCCTGTTCCCCGCTCAAGAGAAAAAGTCTGAGCGTAGCCCTGATTACAGCGGCGTAATCGAGATCCCTGCCGATCAGGTCGATGCACTTGTCGCGCATCTTGGTACGCAGCCTGAGAACAATTGGAAGAATGAGCCTGTTTTGAAGCTGCGGATTGCTGGCTGGAAAGCCCAAAGCCAAGGCGGCAAGAACTACCTAAACGGAAAGATCAGCGTGCCGATGCAGCAGCAACAGCAGGCGCCAGTGGCCAACGATGACGAGATGCC